TAATTCTTTTTTTTCAGTTGGTGTTTGAAATCTATCAATTCTATCTTGTTTATCTTGGTTGTATGCAGGATTTTGTTTACCTGTGTCAAAATCATGTGATCTAACCAATTTATCAGCATCTACTAATGCGTATTGAACTTCAAGCTGTGCATATTCACCACCTGAATTAAGTTCTGGTCTGCTTGCATTGTTACTACCAAATGAACTTGATTTATCACCTACTGTGTATGCTGGATCTCCACCAGTATTCCTTCCAGCTCCACCACTTATTGTTATAGGCATTTCATTTAATACAGGTTCAGGTATATGTATTTTACCTTGTGCATTATTTTTTTGCGCTGATATATAATCTAATAAATCTGGATTAGCAATTAATTTTTTAGTTTTATTTAATCCATATTTAGTAGCATAGTATGCTCCTGGAGGAGTAATTACAGCACCAGCACCTAATGCTGGATCATATTCAAATGCTGCTCTTGCTGATAAATCTATTGCAGCTTCGTTTGCTAATCTAGGAATTAATGCTTTGCTAGGAGTAACTGGTGTAAATGCTAATTTACCTGCACCTAATGTTCCTTTTAATGGAGCTGCTAATGATTTCCACCTCAAACTGTTATATAAAGGTGTAATTGCTTTAGCAACTTGTCCACTACCTGCACCTGCAACAAAAGCTACATCAAGAGGACCAGTTTTTAATGCTGCATCTAACATTGCTTCACCAATAGTTTTATCAGAAAAAGGGTTAAACTTAGATGTTTGATTCGCATATAAAAAGTCTAAAAAGTTTACATCAGGATTTGATGAGTTTCTTTCTGAAAATACATTTGTGCTAGCGTTATTTGCTAATCTTTCTTTTTCTCTTAATTTAACAGTTTCTGCTAAATCATCACTTATAAAAGATGTTAAAAAACCTCCGTAATTAGGATCCTCTAATCTTCTTTTTTGCTTATAATCTCTTACATCTGAACTTAATAATGAACCATACGCAGTTCCTATTTCTTGTAATTGTCCTGGTAACTCTTGTAAAAATCTTAAAAATAAATTTCCAGAATCACCTGTTTGATCTCTATATGATGGAGCAGATCCTTTTAATGGAACACCTCTTGGTGTTGGATCACCAAAATAATATTGCTCTCTGGGCATCGTCATAATACCCCCTAAAATCCATATAAGAATCTAGTTGGAGGTGCTAAAGCTCTTGTGTATGGCGATCCTGCTTGTTGTTGTATTCTTTGCGCAATAGGAAAAGTATCTAAAAATTCTGTAAATGTTGTGTCTGGTATTTGCCCAGCTCTTGCAGCACTAGCCAATTCTCCTAAAAATTCATTTCTTGCCTGTTGAAAAACATCTGTTACAACTTGTCTTTTACGTCTTTCAGTTGTAAATGGTTGTGCAGCTGATTGAAATAAACCAAATTGTCCTTCTGTACTAGCTTCTAAGTAGTCAAGAAAAGGATTGTTCTGCAAAAATGGATTGTTGTTTTCCATTACCATATTTTAATTCCTTTATCCTAAGCCATAAGCAGCTTGCAATGCTTGACCAAATGTCGGTGCTACTTGTTCTCCTGCTCTGTTTCGTAAGAAATAATCTTGATATAAATCACTTGCACTAGGTGCAAATCTGCCCAGCACACTAGCAGCAGCAGAACCTAATCTACCTCTCATACCTTGTTGTGCTAACTGACCTATTTCATTTAATGTTGTTTGCAATTCATCAGTTAATCCTAAATATGGTGTTTCTCTAGCAATATTTCCAGATAATAAATTTTGTATATCAGCACCACCACCACCACCAACTAACTGATTAAATACGTTTGCAGCATTAGCTCTTGCATTAGCTAAACTACCACCTATGTTTGCAATGTATTGTTGAAAATTTGGTAATGTTCCTGACATACTTGGTGATACACCTGACAATACGTTTTGATATTGAAATGGTCTAAAAAAAGCATCAAATTGATTTGTAACATACCTTCTAAAAGGATCTGTCATTCTTCTGCCTTGTAAACCAAATGCAGATTGAAACGCTGCCATAGGATCTCTTTCGCCTAATGGATCCCCAACAAATCCTGTATTTATATCTACATTTGGATCTGCCATCATTGCTGGTGCAAAAGTACCACCTCCACCACCAGTACCACTACCACCACCAGTACCACCACCAGTACCACCACCAGTATCCATAGTTGGTGCTACATAATTTATTGATGCTGGATTAGTTGATCCAGCTGTATAATTAACTATATTTGATCCACCTGGTAAATTATTTGTATCAATAGAACCACCTGTGTATGTATCGTGAACTAAAGTATATTGTGCATTTCCTGCTCCTAAATTATCAACAGCACCACTTAACATCAAAGCATTTCCTAAGTTAGGATCTCTTACGTCAGTTAATCTTATGTATGATACATTTGGTTCAGTTTGCCCTTCACCTGCTGGGGTTACCCTTCTAAATAATAATCCTTGATTTGCTTGTATAATTGCCATTTATTTATCCTCTTGCTCCTGGTCTAGGCTCTCCAGGCGCCCTAGTATTGTTAGGAGGTGTTGTTCCTCTAAATAAATCATACCCACTTTCTGCTCCAGTTACAACCCCATTATTATTTTGCATACTTGGTGGTGGTTGTTGCTGTGGTTGCCCATTTGGTTGTGCAGGTCCTTGTGGTCCTTGTGCTTGCATCATAGCTTGCATCTGTAATTGTTGTATTGCTTGTTGAAATTGTAACTTCTGTATATAGTCTTGTCTTTGTTCATTTGTATATTGTCTTTTAAGTTGATCTAAAAAGAATTGCGCTTCTATTGGTCTTTGATTTTCTAACAAACCTTCCCACATATTGTAAGCCATAGCTTTAGGTTCTGTTCTAGATCCTTGCTGTGCCATAATTTCTTTTTTCCATTTATCTGGATCTTCAACATCTAGCACTTCACTCCATATGTAACTATCTGGTGCTAGTGGTACTGGACCTTCTCTTAACATTTGTGCTGTACTAAATCTTGCAGGATCTTCCATGCCTAATGAGTTTTTAAACATTATTTCTAAATTACCTGCTTTTTCTAAATCTTGTGGATCTATTTCTTCATCAAAGTAAGTTTGTGTTTCTCCCATAACACCATCAAACTTTAATTTACCAAACCTACCACCTTGATACTGGTATCTTAAAATATTAGCTATTTGCGTAAATGCAGAACTCATAGCTTTCATTCTGTGTGATACTTGATGCTGTGCGCCAGCTCTTAGTATGTTTGCTGCATGACCAGATAACTGAAATTGTATATCACCAAAGACAATATCTGGTACAGTACCTTGTTGCAATTCACCATTTACAGTACCAATATATGCTCCTGCATCAGCAACAAGTTTCATTTCTGGAGCTAATTCTAAGTTTTCTCCTTCTTTTAGTGATATATTTGCGCCTTCTCTGTAAGGATCATCCATAAGTCTAAGGTTTCCATCCCTACTTCTAAGAATCATTGGGTGTTTAACAGCTCGTCTTACAAGTGTTTGCCAGTCTGACATAGACTTGTTTTGGTTATCTATTAATCCTCTTATGTGTCCAAACACGCTTTCACCAACATCACCCCATACATTATCACCAGAATAGTTACCTTGTACGAATGGTTGTGGTCCAACATACCCAATAAATGCAGGTACTACAGGATCACCATTTAAATTTTTTACATCATGTCTTTCTGGTTTAACTAAAAATCTACCATTAGCCACAACACTTCTTGTACTTCTGTCTATATATTCATGAACATCTACACCAGTTTCGTAATCTCCAGGTTCAAATTGCATATTAATTCCATAAGTATCCTGTATAAACTCTGGTGTTCTTGAATGTGATCTAGCTATCCATCTCAATCCGTTATTATCAAATTTCCAAGTTGTGTTTAAAGGATCAAATGGCTCTATTTCACATTTTATAGCACCATTATCTTGCTTGTTAAACATAGCTCTACCTGCATACCAACCTCTTACAGCAATATACCAAGCTAATTGATCTTGAAGCATAGGTGATAGCATATTAGTTAATCTGTCATCGCCCATTCTTATACAACCTCTAATAAATTTTTCTAGTATTGTGCCAGATTCTGCGCTTTCAGGATCGTTTCTATCGTACCTAGTTCTAATATTCATAGCTGCTTCGGTTAGATAGCTTATAATTTTATCTGCTGTGGTTCTAGGTTTGTTGCTTGTGTAAGATTGGTAACCTTCTCCAGCATCGTATTCTTCCAACGAATAATAACTGTAGTCTAGTTCCCACCTATCTCTTAGTTTTAGGTATTGAGGTTTTTCTTTTTCCTCATTTACTATGGACTCTATTTGTTTTGCTGTTAATTTTTTTTCAGTTGTCATATTTTACCAATAAGATATTGATGGTTCTCTAGGATTTATACTACTTGCTTCCCTAGCATGACCAAACTCATGTATTAATCCATAAGTTATTGCCTTTACAGCATGATTGTACCTATCTCTTGGCGTTGTGCCAAGTACATTGCCTTCTCTGTCTGTTGCCCAAGAGTAAACTTTAGTTTGACCATTAAATGGGTTTGGTCCACCACCTAACTCACTAATTACCCCTTTGCAATCAGGTGAAAAAACAATTTTAGGTTCTTTCATTATCGGATCAATCTTTAAAAAAGTATTAAATCTTTCAACACCTTCTATAATTCTTACATAAGTTGGATTTAAGTACAATCCTGTTTCTTGTTGCCACACTTCTATCTGTGATGGCATAGCTTGGTGTTGCGCTCCTGCTTGATCTATAGCGCCATACTTGTCTGCTTTATTCCACCATGATCTTGTCATAGCTATTTGACATATTTCTGCACCAATTTTTTCTTGTTCGTATATTTCATCAAATATCCGTATCTGCCCATCTATAATCTGCGCACACTCTACTGCATAAGCTGAATCTGTAGCTCTTGAATAACCAGGATCTACCCAAATATAGACAGGTACTCCTTCAACAAAGTCCACATCTTGTATGTGTACCTCATTTCTAAACATTTCATGCACTCTACCCTTTGGAGGACTAGGTACTCCAGCAAATCTTTCCATAAACCATGATTCACTATGCGTGTTTTCTAACTTAATTATTTCAGGATCCTCCCTGCCACCAGGAAAAAGTTCCGTATTAGTCCACGTTGGGAGGGAGAAGCTCTTGACGTTTTCAGTTTTCTGGACAGCAGGGGAGGACCAATGTATATATTTCTCTGGATACCAACCTAAACTACTCTCAAACGTACCTTCTAGCATAAGCCACCCACGTTTTTCTACTAATCTTTCTTCTAATCGCCAAAAACTTTCTAAATCTAACTGTGATGCTTCGCAACCAATAATTCCACTAGGTGCTTCCATTGCTAAACTCTTAAAATCGCTAGCAGATTTAGTTTTAATAGCTATTTTTTCATGATTACAGTTTATCTCGCCACATACACATACGTTTAATCTTAATACTCCAGGATTAATAGGTTTACTCATGTCGCCTAATAAACCAAGATTACCTAAATCAGTACCAATATAGTTAAATTCTGCTCTAGTTCTTTCATAATCAGCAGCTACTAACCAGTAAATATCGCCAGGATTAGCAGTTTTATCAGCAATACTTTCTAAAATTTTAAGAGTCATATACGCACCTGCTAATCTGCTCTTACCTCCTCTTACGCCACCTGCTACTAATTTATATCGTGATGGATCATCTAGTATATCTAACTGCGCAGCAGAAGGTTTAAGATTCATTTGAGCTAATAATTTATCTCTAGTAGATGTGTCCATAATCATATTGTACAGATAAATTTAAATCTGTGAAATGGTACTATTACTTGTACACACTCTTTTCTCTAAGCTATACCCCCTCTCTATTGTACTATTGTTAGGTTTAGATATGATTACTATTCATTAGTTATTGTCTGATTATGTTATTACTGTCTAGTTATCTATTAAGTGATAATGTTGTCGCTAGCGCTCCTTTGTGTTGATTTTATTGTTGTCGCTAGCGCTCCTTTTTATATGGCATTTTTTTACGATTTTCGTAACATGAAAATTAGGATTTTAGATTTTTTTTCAGGTTAGCTGCTAGGAAAATATTAGCAAAACCTAGCAGCAAAACCAAACTAATTAAGTTAAAGAAATAATTAGTTTATTATTTTTAAATTCTAATTCCCTCCCCTCATAGCTACAGAACCAATTAAAATCTTTTTGGTAAACTCTAGCAGCAAAGCCGAATTCATTAAAGCATTGGTTCATTCTTCTTTTAGTTGTAGGAGTTTCATAACCTCCAGTATTTAAAGTTATTGTTCCAGTTTCTTTATCCCAAGAAAAGATTTTTGTTGAATGGTAAACAACATTAATTTTTAAATGCTGCCCATTTTCAATTTCTCTTTCTATGGTTGTTCTGTGTGTTCCTATCATGCTAACACCTCAACAACAATATCGTTTTCTAATACTCTAGTCTGTATTTTTCTGTTTTTTACGTTAACTATGGCAGCTTGATATTCTTTTAATAGCTTACCTTCTTTTTTCATTGCTAAAGTTTGAAATTGGTTTTTAATTGCAGCAGTAACGAAAGATGCAAATTGTCTGTTTGTTTTGTGTTCTGCCCATCTACCACCAATTTTAAGACCTATAACGCTTTTAACCTCTTTTAATGATAAATGAACAGATCTTTTTATTTGCTGCCCTTTGTCATTTGTGTAAGTTTTTTGTAATGGTTTAGTACCCCAAACTTTATTTAATGTTTTTATTCTTGCATGAACTAGCCTGTAATTTTCTTTAGTAACTTCTAGGTATCCCCCAGTAGTTGAAAACTCTCCAACTATTCTTGCAATAACTCTAATGTTTTTATCTTCATTAAAGTTCTTAATGTTTTTGTATTCTTCATAGTGTGGCATTTTTAGCCCTCCTTAATTAGTTTGTTAAATACCATTATACACGAATATAAACAATAATCAAGTCTTTTTTTTATCTTTTTTTTTAATTATTTAAGCTGCATAAATTAATTTTTTTTGCAGCTCAACTTTTTTTTTCAGAATTTTCAGAATTTAATTTTTTATTTTTTTCTTGATTTTGCAATGCAAAAATTAGGTTCATCGCATTACTATCGCTACTTACTTGGACCTGTCTAAAATCGTCTGGAGCTTGTTGTTCAAGTAGCCATTGGAGGTTGTTCCCTCCCTTATTATTGGTTTCCTGTAACTTTTGGATTGATTTTGAAATCCACCTTGCGTGCGTGCGTGTGGAGAGTACGAAAAACTTCCAATAATACATATCTTCAACTATATTGTTCTCAGCTGCTATTTTTCCTCTCTTTAACCATTCTTTACCTCTCCTTCTGCCAATCTTTGAAACATCAAGAGCAACATTAATATTTCCTATTAATAATAATTCTTTAAAATAATGTCTTAATATCTTATAAGTAATATTATTAGGTTTAAGAGGGTGTCCTATTATATTAGTATTATTATTAATACTTATAATATTATCTTTATTATTATTATTATTATTACGCTGCTTAGATTTTGTTTTCTTCATGCCAAAACCAACTCTCCTTTCTCAACATTACATTCATTGCTTAAATCAAAAAATAAATATTTTGTTTTATAATGTTCAATCGCTGCGTAAGTGTCTGTATGCCATTCAGAAAATAATCTATCGTAGCAATATTGACTGCAAACACCATTGTAAGACTTTGCATTATTTACATCTTCTATTTTAAAGCCCTTTGGCAGCATGACTAAACCATTGCTATCATAATGTCTAACTGGACACACCATACAATGCCAATAAATATCCTTGTTGTTATTCCAATCATCAACTATTTTTTTCTTTAGCTCTGTCGGTATTTTTTTATCTAATATCATTGTGTTGTTACTCCCTCTACTTTACCTGTTA